TTTGGATAGCTGAGTTAAACTTAGATTATCCTAGAGACGATCAAGGAAAGCCTGTATCAAGTACAAAGCTTTCTATTGATGAATTAAATAGCCACATAAACTACTTAATGGTTTTGTGTGCTGAATTTGGAGAATAAGATGTTTAACAAAATAGTACAAGTAGGAAATCTAACAAGAGACATAGAACTAAGGTATTCAAGCTCAGGAAGCGCAATAGCAAACACGGCCATTGCAACTACACGAAAGTTTACACAGAACGGAGAGCGCAAAGAGGAAGTGTGCTTCATTGACATTACTTTTTTTGGAAGATCCGCTGAGGTAGCAAACCAATATCTGCGCAAAGGCAGCAAGATACTTGTCGAAGGTCGTTTGAAGTTTGACCAATGGCAAGCACAAGACGGAAGCAAGCGCTCAAAGCACAGCGTTATTGTTGAGACGATGCAGATGCTAGACGGCAAGGAAGATAATCAACAGCCTGCACAGCAACAGCGAGATGAAGGGTATGCAAGTGAATATGCAAATCAACAACGAAAAGATGCACAGCAGAAGATGCCACAACATCAACCTCCTATACCTTATAGAGATGAAGATGAGATACCGTTTTAGCATAGTTTAAGCAAATAGTGTTTACAATAGTAAATATATAAAAAATATAAAAAGGGTTCAAGATGATAAAAGATTTAGAAATTGAATGTGAATATGTAGATAGCATTGATGGAACTACCAATCATAGATTGCTTAAGTTAAGATTATTAAATGTGGATAATAGTTTTATAGCTGATGTTGATCCACAAGACATAGTTATGTACCAAGACATAACTCCACTGCTTGAAGCAATCGGTGCTGATGTAGTCGGTGAATGGTATATGAGTTTAGGAGGCCAACGATGATAAGTAAAGAACTATCAAGTGAAGTGTTAGATGGTTTAAATGAAGGTTGGAGCATATTAGACTACTATACAGATAAAAATGAAGTTTGTATATCTTTTGTAAAAGACAATATTGAATTTGATGAAGAAATTATAAACATCCACGAACTAGCACACAAGGTTAAAGAGTGGGCTATTAAAATAGAATATCAATTAATTTCATTTCAAGGTTTTAATAAAAAATGGTATGCTGATATTGAGTGGGAACAACATGTGAGACGTAAGAAATCTTTTTCTGCATCCACAGAACCAGAAGCAATCTTCAAAGCAGGACAATGGATACTAGACAATAAGGAGGTGAAATAGATGAAACAAAAGCTAGTCACAAAGACTACAAAGGCATACGAGCATGACTGGCCTGAGTTTAAAGCACTGACAAAAGAGGTGCTGAACAAGTCCGGTGATGAGTATTTAAGAGAACTTGTGCAGCATGCAGTAAAGCGGTTGCGCAGGATCAAGCAGAAAAGTGAATAGTCATGTTGTATCTAGCCGGAATACTTTCCTTAATAGGAATCTATTGCTTAGTAAGTAGCCACATCAAGTTCAAGAAGCGTGAGAAGCGTTTAAAGCATGGCGAGGTATTGGATTTAACATGAGATACCTACCAGACCTTACAGAAGCAGAACTAAAAGCAGTATCTAACTTTCTGAAAGGTAAACTATACGTTACGGAGGTGGAAGTAGACGAGTTTATGAGGGTTCAATATAAGAAGTTTGGTCTGTTTGAGAATTGCATAGCGCATATCACAAACAAAGACCTAGTAATCAAGCGACCTATAGGATGGAAAAATGAAGATTAGCACACGAGGGTATGTATTTTTAACCGGTCTAGCGTTCACAGTTGCGTTTTATGGCGCTTGTACATATTTAATATTCAAAGGATAGAAGATGAAAAAAGTTATTTTAGCATTAATGGTAGTTGCAGCAAGTGCGTTTGCAGATGGTTTTGTTGTAGGCACTGAACTTACATATGGAAAAGTAGGATCAGATGTAACAGTATCAGGCCCAGGCGGAACAGCATCAGCAAGTTTTGATACTAAGTCTATCGGCTTTGCAGTAAAGGGTGGTTATCAGTTTGATGCGGTTCGTGTTCTTGGTGTAGTAACATCAGAGAAGTACAAAGATGATGTGCTTGTGATGAATGAAGGTAGTGCAGTATCAATCGGTGCTGAGGTTGATTACATGATCGATAACATCTTTATCGGTGCTATGCTTGCATCAGGTTCTAAAGACTTTGATGGAACAGATATTGACTTTACAGATGTTGGTGCACGTGTCGGTGGCATCTTTGAACTTGGCACAGATGTAAACATGGAAGCCGGAGTGCAGTACAAGAAGCGCAGCTATGACTCATACGAATACAGCGGTGTTAATATCGGTATGGATGAGAAGATCCTCGGTGTTTTTGTAGGCGTTAACTTCAATCTGTGATATAATATACAAGTTGACTTATAGAGTACAGGCTTCTACCCTGTGCTTTAGTAAGCTAACAAGAAGGGTTCACATGCAAGACGAAATATCAGAAGAACTAAGAGAATACGACAGAAGAATCATGGACGATATAGATGCAGTAGACATAATCTTTTTCTCATTCATAGGTATTACAGCAATAGTATCGATCATTGCACTTGGATTCATAGCCGTGGAGGCAATCAAATGACAAACTTTACAAAAGCAGAGAGAACATATCAGAACAGTAAGCCGTATGACTTTAGAGACTTAGAGTTAAGCCTGGACTTCAAGATCAAGGAGTGCGAACTGTTAAAGAAGCAGAAGCAGCGCTTAGAAGAAGAGAACGCTAGCCTCCGGTATGACATCAAGAAGTATGAGAAGATATTTGAAGGTGAGCAAGGGATTATAGAAAGAATGGCCAACCCTACAAAGCCTGAAGACTATCAGTTGTCAATTACAGTTGGCTCAATAGATGAAGCGGATAAAGTGTTTAAAAGTATTGAAGAGGCTAAAAAGCAATGAGCAAATTAACAGCTAAAGAGTTCTTAGATAAGATACTCACAGACGGCAAGACTTTTGAAGATGTAAAGAATGATGAGTTGGTATGGATGCTTAAAGAAGGTAGTCTTACTGCCCAGTTATATTTCGAGGTAGAGCAGGAGTACATAAAGAGGCTACACAAGAAAAATGATTTTAAGCACATGCTTGATTGTGAGGGCATAGAATCATGAGTATCATAATGGCTAAATTTGTAGGTTCAGTACCTATGTACTACTGGGGGTGGGAGATATACGAAGATAGCAAGAAGGTGAACACGATAACTCAATGCAAGATAGAGTCTGCAAAGCACGGAAGATACAAGAACGAAGAAGTAATATTAATGCATAAGAAGATGACTAATGGCTAGACTCACAGACGAGCAAAGAGAGTTGGTACTAGCAGACTTCCACACAGGTCACTACACACAAAGAGACCTAGCTGCAAAGTACAATACTAGCCATGTAACAATAGGTAAGATAACTAAAGGAAAGTTACCAAAGCATACTGATAAAGTTACCAAGAAAGTTTCCCTTGTTAAGGAGCTTTCAGAAGTTAGTTACCAAGAAGTGAAAGCAATAGATGAGGTAGTTGATAAGAAAACTAAGTATCTAAACCTTATTAATGGAAATGCAGAGAAGCTTGCAGGCAAGTTAAACACTATGATAGATCAGATAGATACCCCTAATGATGCCCTTACAATAGCAAATGCTAACGACAAACTAGCTATCACACTGAAAGTAGCAGACAGACACGCACCGAAGATAGACGTGCAACAGCTCACACAGAACAATAACACGCCTACGGTTGTGCAGATAGTTGAGGATAAAGCAGTCAATGACTAAACAACTAAAACTACTACCGCACCAATTCGCCCTAATCAAGGACACAGACACAAAGATACTTGGACTTGTATCAGGGTTTGGTGCAGGCAAGACATTTGCAGTAGCACGTAAAGCGATCATGCTTGCAATGGCTAACCCTGGATGCGATGGAATTGTAACTGAGCCGAACTTCCCACTACTAACACAAATTCTTATACCTGAGATCAAGACAGCACTAGACTACTTTGACATCACGTATGAGTTTAAGACCGGTGAGAGTATCTTCTATTGTGACATTGACGGCAAAGAGACACGTATCATCTGTAAAAGCATGGAAGGATATGAGCGCCTTATCGGTATCAATGCTGCCTATGTTGTAATGGATGAGTTCGACACAGCAAAGACTGAACTGGCCTATAATGCATTTATTAAGCTGCTTGGCCGTATCCGTGTTGGCAATGTAAGACAGATGGTTATCGTATCGACACCGGAAGGCTACCGAGCTATGTATCGCATCTTTGTAGAAGAGGAAGGCGAAGGAAAGAAGCTGATCCGGGCGAAGACCACCGACAACTACCACCTGCCACAGGATTACATAGACACAATGAGATCTCAGTACCCGGCAGAACTAATCGAAGCTTATCTTAACGGTGAGTTTACAAACTTAACATCAGGAACGGTATACACACAATATGATAGAACACTTAATGACACGAGTAGAGAAGATGATGGAGCGAGTGATATACATATCGGTATTGACTTTAATGTTGGTGCTATGTCTGCAGTGGCTTGCCTCGTTAAAGACAATTATGTCTATGCTGTAGATGAGTTCATAGGACTGTTTGATACACCAGAACTTGTTGAGACACTAGAAGCTAAGTATCCAGGGCGAAGAGTATACGTGTATCCAGATGCTGCCGGTGATGCTAGAAAGTCAGTGCAGGCCAACACATCAGACATCAAACTATTAAGACAAGCAGGCTTTAGCGTTAGAGCTGACAATAAGAACCCTGCGATCATGGATAGAGTTAACGGACTTAACACGCTGTTTTGTAATGCACAAGGGATGAGAAGGGCTTATGTCAACACAGTAAGATGCCCTAAGCTAACAAAGGCGCTAGAACAACAGGCATACGATGAGAACACTAAGATGCCTGACAAGAAGAACGGGCATGATAACAATGGCATCGATGCGCTTGGCTACCTAGTTGCTAAGCTATTCCCTCTACAGTTCACTAGACGAAAGCCTATACAACAGCATGAGAGAAGAGACAATAAAAACGAATGGAGCGTATTCTAATGACAAACATGATAATAACAGACCAAGGCGGAAGCGAGATCATAATAAAAGACGTGATTACTTCTGATTGCATAGACAGAGTGCTAGTTGTTCACAATGTAATGGGTCAGAACTGGTTTAATGCAGATGAGATAATCAGTGCAATATTATATAAAGAAGCAGAGAATGACAGCAATAATCAAAGATGACACGTGTTTAGACTTTGTGCTAGACAAGATGCGTGGCAAGATGATATTAGAAGAAGGCATAACAGACCAGAGCGAGATAGAACTGTATCGCTCGACAACGCATATAAATTACTTTACACCTTCAGAGAATGGCTTTCTATGCGTATCTGAAGCTGAAGAGTATGTGTTCATCCCATTTGCATGGCATATAGGCAAGCACAGCACACTTAAAGAGATGGTTACACTTGGCAAAGAACTGTATCGATACTACACGCTTACAAAAGGAAAACCAATCTACTACACAGGGCTTAAAAACCTGTACGGTCATAATTCAGTAGAGATCATGGAAAACGTGTGGATGTTTAAGCCTAAAAATATATAAACTTAAATTATGATACAATATGTGATTAAATTTTATTCAAAGGGATAGTATGAATTGTCTAAAATATGTTCATAGTGATATGACACCGGATGTGTACCGTGGCGGAGGCGGATTTTTAGGTCGAGCACTAGAGATAGGAACGGGTGGCCTGGTTAAGTCAGGCGCCACAAAAGATAAGATCAAAGCAGCTGAACAAGCACAGGCAGAGCAAGCAGGCATCCTTGCTAAGCAGAAGCAAGACATCTTGGAAGAAGAGCAGATGAGAAAAGAAAGAATCGGACGGTCAAGACAAGGCCGTAGAGCGCTTCTGTTCTCAGGCGGTACTGAGTCAGGCGTAGCTAAAGCAACAACATTAGGAGGGTGAGATGGCATTAATCAACTACAACTACACAAGACTTAAGTGCCTTGACTGTAGTAAGACATTCGAGATCAAGCCGGGTCAAGAGATTGATGAGATAGTCATTAGATGTGACTGCAAGAAGGTAGAAGAGCCTAAGAAACGTATTGTAAAGAGGAAAGAGGCAGGAGATGCAGCCTAAACTATTTGACTATGATCGAATGGTTAAGCGCATTGACAAGGCAAGACAGCGAAAGAAAGCACAATGGGAACACCACCTTAGAGAGTGTTACCGCTATGCATTGCCTGAATCTCAAACGTTTGACCATTTCTCACCTGGACAAAAGAAGCGTGAGTATGTATATGACTCTACAGCAGAGTATGCACTAGAAGACTATGCGAGCCGTATGGAGTCACAGTTAGTACCTGCATGGCGCAAATGGTTTTTACTTGAAGCAGGAAGCGAGATACCTGAAGAAGAGAAAGCTAAAGCTGAGGAATATTTAGAAGAAGCAACTGACATCATTTTTGACCATATCAATCATTCTAACTTTAACGGGCAAGTAAAAGAGACATTTCTTGATCTTGGCATAAGTACAGGGTGTTTGATTATTGAAGAAGGTGACGGCATCCATTCTGGGCTTAACTTTAGATCTGTTTCATTATCTGAGGTACTGCTAGAGAAGTCTGCACTTGGTATTGTTGAGAATGTATGGCGCGATATGAAGGTAAATGTCAATGACATCACTACTATATGGCCAAATGCTAAGCTCAATGATAACTTAGAACGTCAGAAAGAGAAAAACCCTGAAGTAGACATCACTGAAGGCATCGTGAAGAACGAGAAGTCAGGCACGTTTACGTTTATGGTCATCGATGAGAAGCACAAAGACGTACTGTATGAAGAAGAGTTAGAGAATTCTAATTGGGTTGTGTTTAGAGAGTCAACTATCCCGGGTGAAGTGTATGGCCGTGGTCGCATCATGCGCGCACTACCTGACATCAAGACTCTCAACAAGATGGTAGAGGATCACCTGCGTGCTGCCGCATTTACTGCTAACCCTATTTTCACAGCAACAGATGACGGAATCATCAACCCGTACACAGTTCAGTTGCATCCGGGAACGATCATGCCTGTTGGTAGCAATGACAGCGCAAACCCTACGTTACGCCCTCTTGTATCAGGCGGTGACTACAATATCCTTAACCTTGACATCAATACACTACGCGAATCTATCCGCAATGTGATGATTAGTAAGCCTTTCGGAAGCATTGAAGAGACACCGGTTAGAACTGCAACTGAGATGAGTATCCGTGATGCTGACATGCAGGCAACAGCAGGAAGTGCAACCGGTAAGTTACAGACTGAACTTCTAGCACGTGTGTTAAGTGCAGCGGTTAAGATACTCACTAAGCAAGGCAAGATAGTTCCATTCAAGATAGACGGCAAAGAAGTTACTATCAAGTTTACATCACCGATGGCAAGACAGCAAGATGCTGACGAGATCATGCAGGTAATGCGTACAATGGAGATGATGCGCGAATTGCCTGACAATGTAGTAGATGAAGAGGTAGCAGTTGAAAAAGTACCACATTTCTTAGTGGATAAGATGGGCCTACCAAAGATATTCAAACGTACTGATGCTGAGAAGCAACAGCGAAGAGAGCAACAACAGAAGATGATGCAAGCACAGATGGAGGCACAAGGTGGAGGACTTCAATAATATAGACCCAAGAGACAGCGAAGCACTTGCCCACGCTCAAGCAGAAGCATACCGGGAGAACTTAATCAAGCGCGAGAACGAAATGGCGCTTTATAAGTTTCTGTTGTGTGCTGAAGGTGAGAAGTTGGTTAACCATTGGATAGAGCAATACGTTCATACGTTCATAGCGCTTCCACATGACACACTAACTGCCATAGGTATCAAGCAAGGGCAGGCAAACTTTGCAATGATGATAAAACAAACAATGGAACAACTCAAAAAAGGAGTGAAAAATGGCTGATAGAGATTTAGCCGTCATACTTGCATCAGGTGAATTAACCTCTGTAAATCTGACGGGAACTGCAACTGCTAACAAGTTATTGCAAAAAGGAGAGATCGATGCCGCTTATGCACCGTTAGATGGGTCAGTTGCATTTAGTAAGATGAAGTTTACACCACAGGCCACACCGCCTGCTCACTTGGAAGGTCAGGCCTACTACAACCAAGACTCAGAAGAGTTCAGACTTCAAGGCCCGTTCACCGGAGTAGAGGTTGCAGTTGGTCACGGTATGCATACGCACGTTGTCAATAACACAGCTTCTATAATCACTAAAGGCACAGCGTGTAGACATAATGGAGTTTCAGGCGGTAAAGTACAAATCGTACCCGCTCTAGCTGATACGTTTACAAATGCAGATATCTTTGGTGTTGCATCTGCTGATATTGCTATTGGAGCAGATGGTGCAATTACTACCTTTGGTGAGATCAGTGATGTTGATACGTCAGGAGTTCCATCAGGTGTTCCGCTATACCTTAGTGACACAACACCAGGAACATGGACTGCAACACCGCCTAATATTGTCTCTCAGGTTGGTGGTGCGTTAACACAGGATGCTTCAACTGGTAGACTGTTCGTATCGATCATTAATAACAAAAACATTCCGACTGTATTCGCAGGTATGCAAGGCAAGACTGTTCCATTAGTAGCAGTTACAACAACCGTGCAGGATATTACAGGGTATGTATCAAAGACAGAAGTTGTTAATACAGCTGTACTTGCAACTGGTATCATCACAGTGTCAAACAATGGAAACTATAGACTTCACTTCACGGCTGATATATCATTTGCTTCAACTACAAGCACGAGAACTGTATATGTAGAACTTTATGACGTAACTGGGGCAGCAATAGTGTATACTTACAGCAAGAATATACCTAGAGATGCAACCACCGACGGATTTAGTTTTAGCTGGCCTTTTGCAGCTTTAGCAAGTGGTCAATATAAAATGAGAATAAGATCTAGTGTAGCTATTAACGTTACATTTACAAGCATATCATTTGATATTACATCAGTAAGCATCAGTTAACAAAGGAGGTGCATTATGCCATGTAAAGGAAAAGGCGGCGGAAAGCGCAAATAGTGTTCCCTTTGGGGGGCATCATTTTGTACTATACGTACAATAAACACAAAAAGGATACCTTCATGGATACAGCAAGCCAAGAAGCCCAAAGCGTAACAACTGAGGGAAGTACAACAGAAGCAACAACAGTAGACGAGGTAAGCGGACAAGAGACCGTAACAAGTTATGTAAACGGAAAATACAATTCCGTAACGGCACTAGAAGAAGGATACACAAACCTTCAGAAGAAGCTAGGATCATTCACAGGCGCACCGGAAGAGTATAGCATTGACGGCATTGAGTATAATGCTGAGCATCCGCTGTTCTCTGAGCTTCAGAAGTATGGCAAGGACAACAACCTAAGCAATGAAGGTTATCAGGGCTTGGTTAATGTTCTGTTAGAAAACGAGAAGTTCGCACAAGAAGAAGCTGCCAAACAAAGAGATGAAGTCATCAAAGGCTTAGGCGAGAACGGTCATGCACGCATTCAGAACATCGATGACTTTCTAAATGCTAACGCTCAACTATCTGAAGAACAAGTGGCATTAGTAGAAGAAGCAAAAGGTCTTCCAGGTGGAGTTGAATTGCTTGAAGCGTTTATCAGCATGGGTAAAGCACCGAAGCCTGCAAGTGATACACAAGTAGAGACCAAGACCGCATACTCACGCGATAAACTCAAAGAGATGCAGTTCGCAAAAGATGAGTTTGGAAACCGTAAAATGTCATCTGATCCGGCTTATAGAAAGATGGTTGATGACTACCATGCTAAATTATTAGCACAAGGTTGATTAAAATTTAACCAAAAGCTTGCATTATTTAAGAACATTTGATACAATAATGCTAGATATTAAAACTAACTAACTTCAGATACCTCATTAAGAGCCTGAAAAGTTAGGGCGTTTGTAGCTTAGATGCTGCGACCCCTCGACTTTTCGGGGGACACCCAAAGCAAACAGCAATTATCGACTAAATTAAAATAAAAAGGATTTACATGTCAGTAAATTTAAGTTCAGTCGCTGCTGAGCAGTTTGACTCTGAAGTAAAACACGCCTATCAAGGTATGATGACTCTACGCGAATGTGTTCGTATGCGTGGAAATGTTGAAGGCGATAAGTACGACTTCCGTTTAATGGGTAAAGGCGCTGCTACACAACGTACCGGTCCAAGTTCTGATGTTGTTCCAATGGATATCGCGCATTCTCTTAAAGTGGCAACGCTTGTAGACTATGAAGCTCCTGAGTATACAGACATCTACAATGCTGCAACTGTCAACTTTGATGAGGTTCGTGAATTGGCTCAGACTATTGCAGGTGCAATGGGAAGACGTGACGATCAATCAATTATCGATGCAATGGAAGCAGGTTCTACTACTTCAGTTGGTGCAGGTACACAAACACTTGATCTTGCAACTATCACTGCCGCTGCAAAAGCACTTAACGCAGTTGAAGCTCCAATGGAAGATCGTTACTTTGTTGTTCACGAAGGTGGACTAAATGACATTCTAAATGACACAGGTATCACAAACGCTGATTACAACTCTGTTCGTCTATTGATGAGTGGTGAGATCGATACGTTTATGGGCTTCAAATGGAAGATCATCGGTTCAGGACGTGCTGAAGGCGGACTACCACTTACAACTACTGTTCGTTCAGGTTTCGCGTTCCACAAGTCTGCTGTAGGCCACGCTGTTGGTATCGATATGCAAACACGTGTTGATTATGTTCCTCACAAGCAATCATGGTTGTCATGTGGTGCATGGAAAGCCGGAACTGTTGTCATTGACCCTGAAGGTGTCATTGAAGTTAAATACCTAAACTCATAAGGAGCTTTGAATGGCTTTCAGTAAACTAAATTTTTCAGGTTCTATCGGTGGCGGTTCGGGAGCTATTAAGCTTTACGTCCACAAAGATCTAGCAAGCACTAAAGTGCAAGTAGCAGCAGCTGATTATTTTTTGAGCATTTATGACTCTCTAAATGTTGGTGACTGCATCATCTCTACATGTTCTGATGGTTCTATTATTCAGTTTATCACCGCTGCAACTTCTGCAACTGTAACAACAGAACTGCTTGAAGTAACAACAGCATAATCTTTAGTACAGCCTTCGGGCTGTATAATAAGACTATTCTTTTAAGGAGCTAAGATGGCAGGCAGCACTTCAGCGATTCAGATAAGCTCAAACGCATTAATTCTTATCGGACACCCACCAATAGCATCATTTGACGAACCTGGAGCAGGCGCACAAGCAGCGGCCAACCTCTACGAGATGTCATATCAAAACATGCTAACTATGTACAGATGGAGATTTGCTACTAAGCGCATGGAGTTGAATAGACTATCAGAAGCGCCTAACAACGGATTCCAATACCAGTATCAGTTGCCACATGATCTTATCTACCTAATCAAGAAAGACCTAAACACAGACTATGAGATCTACGGTGACAAGATGTATACTAATGATACTCTAGTCAAGATTGACTACACATACAGAGTAGATGAGGATAAACTTCCTTCATACTTTGTGAAAGCGTTTGAGTTCTTTCTTGCAATGCAGTTTGCTATACCTGTTACCGGGAACTCTACACGTGCCGGAGAATACAATTCAATGTATGAGAAGCAACTATCCAGAGCCAAATATTCAGACAGTTCACAAAGGCCACAGGATACATTTGTAAGCAATCCATACGTTAACGTGAGATTCTAATGAGCAAGTCAAGACTTATCCAGTCAAACATGACAGCCGGAGAGATAGCACCTACCCTACGTGGTCGTATAGACATCAACAAATACTACAACGGCCTCACAAGTGCTGAGAATGTTCTGATCCTTCCGCATGGTGGCCTGAGAAGACGTCCAGGGCTAGCCAAGATTACAGATAGCTATGTAGGCGAAGATGCAAGGATAGAAGGTTTTGTGTTCAGCGTAACTCAAAGCTATCTAATCATGTTCACACCGCTTGCAATCACTATCTTTAAAGATGGAGTCATTCAGTCTGTGGAAGTATCGACATACGCCACTATTGAAGACATTAGAAACCTTGATGTTATTCAATCAGCTGACACTATGATTATCGTGCATGAAGATTACGCGCCTATGCAACTACAGAGACAAGGTTCAGACACAAACTGGGCCTTAACCACTATCACGCTGACAAACATACCAACGTTTGATTTTGGCGCTGGGGTAGAGCCTGTATGGTCTGCTACAAGAGGATGGCCAAGGACTTGTACGTTTCACCAAGGCAGATTGTTCTTTGGCGGGTCAAGAGATAAAATAAACAGCGTTTGGGGTTCTGTTGTAAATGACTTCTATAACTTCAATGTCGGAACAGGTGCGGCAGATGATGCGATATTCGATACGCTAGACACTGACCAATTCAACGCGATAACCGGTATATTCTCAGGCAGACACTTGCAGTTGTTTACATCAGGCGGTGAGTTCTACAATTCATCTACTGCGATCACACCTACTGATTCGTCGTGGAGCAGACAGACATCATACGGGTCTATAAAAGAGAAGCCAATATCTGTTGATGGTGCTACTCTGTTTATCGACAGTTCAGCTCGCACACTTAGACAGTTTGTATGGTCATTTAATGAAGACAGTTACATCTCGGTTAATGCATCACTTATATCTTCACACATTGTAAATGATATTAGATCGATGGCAACTATACGAGGAACTGCAACAGACATTAGTGACTTTGTGTATGTAGTAAACGGAGACGGCACAGTAGCGGTTATGAACTCTATGAGACATGAGGACATCTTAGGGTGGACTAGATGGACTACACAGGGAACATTTGAAGATGTGACAGTCGTAGGCAAGGAAACATACTTTCTTGTTAACAGAAATGCTGAGATATACATCGAGAGGCTAGACGAAGGAACATACACAGATCATAACGTGGTTATAGCTGGTACAAAACCAACTACTGTAAATGTGGTTAAAGGTGTTGACAACGTAGTTAAAGATTTAAACAATGTTGTTTATACAAACTTTTCAACAGGTACTCCGGTTACAAGCATCACTACTGACTACAAAGATGCATTGGTTGACGGGTCATTAATATTCAAGGTGATTGCAGACAACTCTATCCAAGATGATGCAACGTTTGTTATAGATGGAACAGATCTTAACCACGTAGACATTACAAGAGACGCATATAACCTAGAAGTAGGCCTTAATTACAATGTGTCAGTAAGAACACTTCCGCTCAATGTAGAGACTTCAGACAGCGGAGCTATAGTTAACCTCAGAAAGCGCGTAAATCGTGTTATACTTAACCTAAATGAAAGTCTAGGTGTTTACGTGATGCACAACTACCTGAGCGACAGAATGTTTACAGTGGTGTTAGACGAAGCACCGACACCGTTTACCGGAACAAAAGAGATATACTTGTTTGGTTACACAGAAAGACTTGTTGAAGTGACTATCACGCAAGTAAACCCTTTGCCGTTTATGTTGTTGAACATAGACAGCGAGATTGAATATTAACATGGAGGATAAAATGAAAACTTGTAACATTTGCAAAGAAGAAAAAGAATTGTCTATGTTTGGGAATAATAAAAAATATAAAGATGGGCTACAGGCATTATGTAAATCATGTGCTTATGAAGAACAGAAAGAATACACTAGGACAAAAAAAGGTCTCATAACTGTAATATACAGAAGCCAAAAACAAAGATCTAAGGTTAGAGGGCATAGATTTCCAGAATACACAAAGCAAGAACTTAAGGAATGGCTATATTCACAAAAGGAATTTCATGAAATTTATAGCGAGTGGAAGGCGAGTGGATATAAAAAAGAGTTATGCCCATCAGTAGATAGAAAAAATGATTATATCCATTATACTTTCTCTAATATACAGCTAATGACATGGGGAGAAAACAACTCAAAAGGTCACAATGACAGAAGAAATGGTGTGAACAACAAACATAGCAAGCAAGTATTTCAATATACTCTGAAAGGAGAACTCATCAAATCATATAATTCTACAATGGAAGTTCAAAGAGAGCTAGGTATAGGCAATAGTCAGATTTCTGCATGTTGCTTGGGTAAAGCAGACACAGCAGGTGGTTTTAGATGGGGGTATAAATAGATGGGCGGATTTATGATGCTTGGTACAGCAATGGCAGGGGCTTCTGCATTTGGAAGCATCGCGGCAGGCAAAGACCAAGAAAGAGCGTATGAAGCTGAAGCAAAGATGGCAGAGATGCAAGCTGAGCAGGATGAAATAGGACGAAGACGAGAACTCAATGATGCACTAGCAATGCAAGCTGTGATGTTCGCAAGTCAAGGCCGTGCAGCCGGCACAGGTTCTGCAAAACAGATTGTAGAGACTGACATAAAAAGAGCGGGCCAAGATATCGGCTTAATCAAAGCAGGCGCAAAATCAAAAGCATCTGGTCTTAGAGCGGCAGGCCGTACAGCAAAGATGGCAGGTTACACCAAGGCGCTATCAGGTGCAGCACAAAGCGGAATGAGTGCATATCAAGCAGGTGCATTCAGCCCTACTAAAAAGGTTAAATAATGGCTATGCCAAGATACCAACCAGGACAAGTCAAACTGCAAGAAGGCGTAAGCACTGCACGGCAAGCATCTGCACAAGGCATCAGTTCTTTTGTTCAACGTGCTGAGCAGTTTAAGGGTATGGCTATAGAGAGAGTAGCTATGTCTTCAGCTCAAAGAGCAAAGCAAGATGCAGAAACCGCTTTTACTGAGAAGGGCTTGAAAGCTGAGATCAACAATGAACTTACTGTGTATGGTCAAACATATACAAATGCGCTTCAAGACCTGCACAAGAAGAAGTTAGCTATCGGCACAAGTAACCAGATGGATATGATATACAAAGAGAATGAGAATAACCCTGCATCATTCGAAAAAGTATCAACTGCTTACTATGAGAAAACATTAAGCATGATCCCTGACCACTTAAAAGCAGATTATGCTGTAGATTTTGAGTCAAACAAAGCGCACTACTCCGGTAAAGTTCAGGCCAATAGAATTAGATTAGACAAAGAAGCTGATTTAGCCGCTACAAATGAACTCATTATCCAAGTAAATAACAAGTCAACGCAGGCAGCAAGAGATGGAAACCAAAACTTAGCCCTGTATGAACTATTAAAAGGCGAAAAAGCATTAGATTCTGCACTTGAAAATGGAACTATCACAGCAGATCAGCACAGAAAACAGCTTGATTCACTAAAGATGGGAGTGTCTAAGTCAAACTTTAAAGGCATTAATGATAGCAATATCAGTTCCGGAGACCTTCCAAATGCCCAAGAATTTATAAATCAGTTCAGAAGTGCTACTGTTCCAGGAATGAACGATGACCAGCGCGAAGCATTAGCTGATGATATGCAAAGAGATCTTAACGTAGCACTTAAGCAAGCGAAAGCACAAGAAGAAGCTAAAGTTAAAGATGCAGGCTTTGTTATCGATGATGCGATTAAAGTTTTAAAGAGCGGTAAACTGCCGGACAACATGGAAGACGTTCAAGAAGCTTTGCAATACGCAACTCCTAAACAGATGCATGACATTGATATCGAGTACAAAGCTAATAGAAAGTCTACAGCTATAGGAAGTTTATCTATCCCTGACCAACTAGCAGTTATATCACAAGAAGAAGCCGCACCTGATGCAAGCCTAGAAGATACGAAAGTATTGGCTGCTATGAAAAAGAACCTGCAAGAGAAGCAAGCACTGGCAAAGAAAGACATGATAACACTAGGCGCACAAGACGGACTGTATGAGCCTACAAAATCACTGTTGCCTGGCATTGATCCAAACACAGGGATGGCTGTATTATCTGAAAGAATGAGACAAGCTTCATTGTCTAAAGATAACTACGGTGTACCTATGCAAGTATTCACAGAGCCAGAAGCTACACAGTGGGTGAATTGGCTAAATGATAGCGGTACTTCAATATCTGACAAGATGGACTTTATAAAATCTATCGAGACCGGCACAAACGGCAAAGGCCACATTGCATACAAACAACTGATGAAGGATAAGCGTGCAAGTGTATTCACTGCTGCAGGAGATTTTTACGCTGAAGGTCGCCCTAATGTTTCTCAGATGCTACTTCATGGCGAGATGGTGCTTAATAGTGAGATGGGTGCATCGATTGACAGAAAAGAATTAACCGGAAAGCTTAACTCAGCATTAGGAAACACTTTTTCAAGAAGCACTAAAGATGATCGTAACAAAGTGATTAGTTCTGTAAGTGCTTACTACGCTTCATTAGCTGAGGGCTACGGTGCTTTAGGTGATGAATCATACCAATATGCAGAACAAGCTATAGAGGAAGTTCTAGGCAAACAGGGAATCAGAAACGGGCAAGGCTATTTTGCACCAATGGGTATGGATGCAGACGATGTTGATGATTTTATAGATGATCTTGACACAACAGACATGGATAATATCGCAGGCATACCAAAAGAAGCAATGAAAGATGTGATAAGCAATTCTAAACTTATTCAAGTAGAGGGCAATAAGTACCGCCTTATATTCCAAAACCATTCAGTGACTAAAGAAGACGGAACACCATTTATACTAGAGATTGCAAAATGAGATTTGAAACAACTGAGATAGACTCACTACCAACTACACAAGAGGTTGATTACAAAGCACCTCCTACAAGATGGGAGACATTTCAGGCGTATAAAAAGAACACGTTGGCAGCCGGAATATTAGAATCAGAGTCTAACTATGCCCAAGATGAGATGATAAACAATGTTGACATGATGATAAAGAATGATCCTGACAATGAAAGATACTATAGCGTTCTTAAGTCGATGTCAAAGCCTACTCTTAAAGTAATGGAAATGCAGTACCAAAACGGGACTATGCAGAAGTACGGTGGCCGAGACCAGAGAAATCAAGCATATATGCTGTACAAACAAAACGCAGGCAAGTTTAATGTACCTGATATTGAGGATACATTTGAAATAGCCAAAGGCAAAGCTAAAAAAGACTATGAAGAATCTATGGATGTTATGAACCGCTCAGACTATTGGGGGGCAGGCTTGGCAGGTGCGATGTGGGGGCAACTACATTCACCTACTCAGTTAGCACTTATCCCCGCTGGTGGATCAGCAAAGACGGTAGCAGGCGGAATACTTAAAACATCTATGACTCTTGCTGCAAGAGAAACAGCTTATGCTGTACCTTATGAAGCAATGGCAGCCGCGCAGGAATACGACTATAAGAATGACTTAGACATCAGGTTTACGATTAAAGATGCGGCTACAAATATGGCTATTGGGTCATTAGCACCTGGTGCAATAAGAGGCATAGGCAACGCAGCATTTGACCTTACAGCTAAAGGAATCAAAAACCTAAAGGCAGTAGACCCTGAACTTGGTGCAGACTATGAAAACTTAGTGTCTAAAAAGATAACCAATTCAGATGAAGAGCATCTGTTCAATATGGAGCAACACGAGTACGGGCAGAAGTTAAACACAGACAACCCTACTCCTGAGATGGAAGCTATAATGAAGTCAGGCCCACAAAGAGAGTTTGATGACACGCTTGATGTGGAACTTCCGACCGGAAAGAAGTATGAAGCGCAAAACCTACACATGGGCGAAGATGCAGAAGGCAAGCCGATTCTAAAATCTTACAAAGAGATGGATGACGAATTGGTGCAAGAAGAAAAATGGATTAAACAGATTGAAGACTGTTTACTAAAGGGTTAATATGGCAGATTGTTTACAAGGCGTACCAGACGAAATGATACAAGCGGTTAAAGCTTCTGAAGATAAGATAGCTTTTGTCCGCGATATGAAAGCAGAGAACGCACGAAAATATAGTTTGATGAAACAGACTAAGATCAAGCATGAAGAGAATATGGAGATTATCAGTTCTCATCCGGAAGGAACTCGATCAGGTTTAAACTCTCTTTTGTCAGGAGACATATACAAGCAGGCCAAAAACTCAAACGTGGAGTATAGGACTTCTGCTATTGTCGGTCAAGCTCATTCAAAGTTTGTTGACGTTATCGAAGCACTATCCACAAAAAAACTTGGATTCACCCGAGATAATGCAATGGCTGATGATGTCGTGCGTGAACTATTTGAAGCATCAACCGGTAATGCAAATGCCAAGAAACTAGCAGGTCAATTCCGTGAGATGTCGGAGTGGTTAAGACAGCGTTTCAATAAAGCAGGCGGTGCAATCGGTAAACTTGAAAATTGGGGAATGCCTCAGAGTCATAACCAAGTTGCGGTCGCCAAGGCAACTAAAGCAGAGTGGATTGATTTTATTGCGCCACTACTAAGAAATGAAAGCGATATTGATCTTGACCAAGTGTATGAGACAATCGCAACAGGCGGGCTCAATAAAGCTATGAAGAAAGTAGACATTACACGCCCTAGACTTGGTGGCGGCAAGATGATGGCCAATAAGCACAATGACCCACGTGTACTTCAATTCAAAGATGCCGAGGCTTGGCTAGAGTATCAAAAGAAGTTCGGAGAAGCAGACCCATTAAGCGTAATGCTAGATCATGTTAGAAAAATGGCTAACGACATTGCACTTCTTGAAATACTAGGCCCTAACCCTGATAATATGTTTAAAACGCTTCTAAAAGAAGTAGAAGCTAGAGATATTTTAGGAGAGGGAAAGAAGCGTTCAATAAGTTCTAAGATATTGGAGAATGACCCACAGAAGCTTTATAATGTAGTTAGTGGTAAAGTAGATGGTTCAGGGGCGCAGTCTATGCTTGCTAAAGGTATGGAAGAGATAATAGGCACTATGCGTGGTATGCAGACAGCTACTAAACTTGGGAGTGCGCAGCTATCAGCAGTGACAGATTTAGGTACGCTTGCAATCAATACTAAATATCATGGTATGAGCCTTACTAAGATGATGAAGCAGATGGCTAAACAATTAGACATCACAAACCAAGTTGATGCATCAAGAAGAATTGGCTTGGCCGCAGATGTGTTTAACTCTACAATATCATCACGCTATGCTGAGACAGCTAAAGGGTGGACGAACAAAACAGCAGAAGCAGTTATCCGGGCGCAGGGTATGAACATCTGGACTGAAGCAGCCAGAAAAGCTTTTCAAGTTGAGTTTTATGAACACTTGGCAAACCTAAAAGCAACACGTAAAACAATGCCCGACATATTTCAAGAGTACGGATGGAAGAAAGCAGATTATGAAAAGCTAGACTTTGATAACCTAAATGTAGAACAGCAGACAAGATTATTGGAGATGGTTAATCAGGAAGGTGATTATGCTGTGATGATGCCAACCGCAAGAACTCGAGCATTCACAACTATGGGCGAGCAGAAAGGAACAGTGCCGGGCGAATTTGCTAGGATGGCGACACAGTTTAAATCATTTCCTATTACGTTTATGATACAACAGATGTCACGTACTTTCTTCCAACGAGGGCTTAAGACGCGTGCTGCTTATGGCGCTAGCATGTTAACCGCAACTACTATCCTTGGCGGAGTAGCAGTAATGGCAAAGGATGCAGCAAAAGGGTACACGCCTCGCGCAGGTTCACCGCTCTCAGAAGATCAGTCAATTGAAGATCAGGTAAAGTTTTGGATAGCATCTGCCACACAAGGTGGAGGGCTTGGAATCATGGGTGACTATTTATTCTCAGACCAAAACAGATTCGGGGGAAGCGCACCGGTTACTTTACTTGGGCCTATAGGCGGATCGTTAGAATCAGCAGGTAAGTTGACAGTAGGAAATGTGCAACAAGCATTACAGGGCAAAGATACTCACTTTGGATCAGAATTGGTTGACTTTGTAAACAGGGAGGCTAACCCGTTAAACATTTGGTACTCAAAGGCGCTCATGGATAGATACGTGTATGACAATATTAAATCATTCCTAGATGATGACTATGAAAAAGACAAGGCGCGCAAAGAGCGTAAACGAAGAAAAGAGTATAAACAGGAAAAATACGATTTTCTTAAAGATTAGATATAATAACCAAAGGAGATAATAATGGCGTTTAATAATTCACCTGGCCGAGCAGAATATGTTGCTACCGCAGGACAATCAGTATTCATATACGTATTCAAGGCATACACTGCAGCAGACATAAAGGTTTACTTGACACCTTCAGGACAAACACCTGATGATGTAGCAGACCTTTTGATCCTTACAACTGACTACACAGTAGTAGTATCAGGTGATGCAGGCGGAACTATCACACTTGTTGTGGCAGCATCAGCCGGAGACAAGATAACACTTGTGCGATCACTAGATATTGACAGACTTATCGAGTATCAGACAAATGGAGATCTTCTTGCCGACACATTAAACAATGACCAGAATTATCAAACATACCTTATTGCTGATAAAGAAAGCGATAACACAAGGTTCTTGAAACTACCCGAATCAGCTCAGGGCATCTCAACAGCAGTACCTCCGCCTGTGCCGTTAAACTTCTTCCAATGGAACGCAGCTGGTACAGCCATTGTAAATGTATCTTCACTACAAGCAGACGGGTTTATATGGACTGCCGCAGATGTCTACAACAAGACAGAAACAAATGCACTTCTAGCTGACAAAGTAGACACCACAACGTTAGATGAGAACGCTAAACTATGGGATGCTCAAACTGTTACGCACGACTTCACAACAGATGCAGACTATACGCTAACTTCAGCGCAGAACTCATACGGGCGCATAGTCCTTGCTGATACAGGAGTAGTGCTTACAACCGGAAGAAACGTGATAACTGATAATGTAGAGAAGTCCTTTATAGTTCAGAATGATACTGCTCAGACGATTACTGTTAAGACATCAGTAGGCTCAGGCGTGGCTATCCCTGCTAATGGGGCAAGAACTTTATATAACGATGGCACTAATATTATTGATTTAAATGGTGTAAGCGTGCTACAGGAAGATAGCTTCTATACTGGTACGGTAGCAACAGGCACAGCAATAATTCCTGTAGATGATACTATTCCACAGAGTAGTGAGGGTACACAATTCATGTCTCTTTCATTTACTCCTGTAAGTGAAAATAGCAAGCTGATTATAGAAGCCTCATTTTTTGGGCAATTATCAATAGATGCAACTGCCTCCATAGCATTATTTACAGATTTATCATTAGATTCAATAGCAGTAGTTGCAGTTCAACCAAGGTCAACAGGTGTTTTTGTAGCTCCTTTATCTGCTGAATTATCAACAGGGTCGATATCGCCTATAACAATTACGCTAAGAGCAGGTGGTCAATCTGCATCTACGTTAACATTAAATGGAGTTGTCGGTGTTCAGAAGTATGGTGGTGCAGCAAGCTCTTATATAAAAGTTACGGAGGTAGCACAATGATAGAAATACTAAACCTTAGAAGAACAGCTAATGGGTTCTTAATTAACGGTATACATGAGACAGCGCCAGGTGATGAGAATTACCAAAATGCTTTAGCATGGGAAACTTCAGGTAAAGAAGTCATGCCAACATACACAACCGATGAACTGATTGAAATCTCTAAAGGCAGATTTAAAAATATCTACATGGGTATTGTGTCAGACAAGTTAAAAGAACTTGACTACGACTCATTAGCTACAGTTAAACTATGGGAAGACGACCCAACATTTGGAGCAGAAGCAACAAAGATACTCACTTGGTACAAAGCAATCATAGCTAAAAACTATGCACTGCTTACTGCAGGAGTTCCTTTAACTGACGAGGAATATCTAGCACACATTAATGGGATTGTGTTCTAATGGAAAAGGATCACTGCTCAGGCTTCTTTGAAAAGTGGCCACAGTGGGACGGCATAAAGTGGAAGATGTTTGACTTAAGCACTTGCTGTGAAATTCACGATGATGAAGAAGACCCACAAGGCGGGTGCGCTTCGACTGAGTTTATTAAGTGTTTGGTTAAAAACAAAGTAGTCGGAGGCATACTAATATTTGGTGTTGCTTCTATAGCGTGTTGGATTAAGTATCCATTTAAAATGATAAAAAGGGTTTAGTATGGGATTATTCGATTGGGGTAAGACAGCTGAAGGTGTAGGCAATGGAGTCTCAACAGCAGCGGAAGGCATACGTTTTGCATTAACCGGAGACTTGCCACCTGAAGAACGCATCAAGTTGGAGCAATTACTAGTAGAAGCCGAGAAGGTAGAAGCAAGTCTAAGAGAGAAAAACATTGAACTAGCAAAGATTGATGCAATATCTGCAAGTATCTTTAAAAGCGGATGGAGGCCGTTTCTTGGATGGATAGCAGTAACAGGCTTTTCTCTTGTATTTGTGCTGTTCCCTATTGCTGAATGGGCTTTAAACATCTACATTGTGTTTGATAAGATTCAGTTAACAAAGGCAGAGTTATTATCACTTAAACCGCCTCACATCGATGGTTGGCTGCTTATGAATCTACTCGGTGCTATGCTTGGGCTTGGTACACTTAGAACATATGAGAAATCAAAGGGAATCACAAAGTAATATGCGATACAATTATATAACACACATAAAGGCAATGAGATGACACCGCAACAACAAGAACTCAATGACAGAGTTGGTGAACTTCCTATAATCAAAGACCTGCAAACCAAAGACAACGAGATTATAGAAGATCTTGAAGGCTTAAGAGTTGGTCAGGAGAGGCTGCACAGTTTTGTGCAAGAAGGATTTTCCAAAGGCAAAGACCGGATGGATGGAATCGAGGGCGAAGTGAAAGAAGTTAAAAATGACGTTAAAGAACTGAGCAGACTAATTGTAAGTTTTTTTACAGAAGCAAAGCAGATGCATGCAGAGTTAAAAAGTGAGATACAAAATGGAAAGATACAGGAGCTAAGAAATGAACTTCAGTCTAGACAAAAGGACGAGGATAAAAGAAGTTCATTTAAATCCGGGCTAATGATCGGTCTATCAGTTCTTGCTGCAGGTACAGTTCTTTCTATTATCGGCTTTCTTGTATCTAAAGTAATATGGCCTTAACAGAAAGCGAGAAAGATGCCTTACGAGATATAAAGTGTCATATCGACACAGACTACACAATCCACAAGGCTATTGCCTTAATGGTCTTCATTTACACGATTACAGCATATTTAACAATAAGGTTTTAAGATGGCGGACTTTAACAAAGCATTTGAGATACTGATGAAGCTAGAGTTTAGCAATTCAAGCAACTACCTTCACAAGAACTCAACCGAGAGAGACTACACAGTAGCCGGCATATACAAATACGCTCACCCTAAGTGGCTTGGATGGTTTATAGTAATGGATACACTAGAGCGCAACCAAGGAAACATGGCGGTATCTTCCAGGGAACTTTACCTAAACAGCCACTTAAAAGAACTTGTTATGCAATTCTATAAGAGTCAATTCTGGGATAGAATGCGATTGGATCAAATACGCAACGACAACACAGCCACTGAACTTTTTGTATTCGCTGTAAATGCTGGAACAAGAAATGCTGTTAGAAAGGCTCAAAAATTAGTAGGGGCTGATGCAGATGGTCAAGTAGGCCCTGTCACTATCGGCCTTATAAACTCTTTTGATCCTGACAAGTTCGACATTATGTTTGATGAGGTAGAGTTAAAATACTACGATGACATCATAAAAAGAAAGCCTTCATTCGCAGTGTATAAGAACGGGTGGAAGAATCGTGCAGAGTACGTATGATGCATGACGAATACAAAGATCTTCTACTCCTGATAATAGTCATCTTCTTCATAATATTATCCACTGTTATCATAGTAGGCTACAACATGAAACCTAACCGATACCACGTCCACACCCTCATATCAGAAACATTCAACAAGTAAATACTTTTATATATACTTTCATTCGGTACACCTTTAAACATTCCTTAAGCTTAAAGTGTTTACAATTAGGAATATCAAGAAAGAAAGGGTTCAAAATGGAAGCACTAACAATGATAGCAATCTCAGCACTAATCATCTTTGTCTATACAATAGACTGGGTTTGGCTGATAGAAAAAGCATTCGACACGATAGGAGGATGTAATGAGAATTGATGCAAACATATTCAACAAGCCTACAATACCAAGAAGCAAACAGATCACACTAGCCTTTGAAAAAACAGAGTCCGAGTTAATCATTGAGTTAACAGAAGCGGAGTGCATAGAAGACGTGTATGACATCGTGTATAACGAACTGATGAAAAACATTCAGCACTTTGGGTTAGTATCGATTGATCCTGAAGATGTACTTCCGTATTTTTGGAAGACATACGGGTTAACATCATGCAGTTAGGAGCAACACAGTGAGATTCACAAGCAAAGACATAACACACATAGACGGCTTACAGAAGTACATCAGGAGACACGTTTCGCCTGTAGACTCAACCATAGACCGATTCCTTTTCAACGTGTACGACACAGAACATGTAATAAACGCACTTGAATGGAACATCAACAAGCACACAAAAAGACCAAGTTCAAGTAGCAAGTTTATTCCTAAATGGAAGCGACATATTAAAGCATTAAGGAAGATGGAAGATGGCATACATTAATCCAATACCTACCACGGACGATTATAAGGCTACTTTAGAGAAGTTCAAGGGTTACTATTGCCCGGTGAAGATAAAGACGAGAAGACACATTAAAGACTCTTGCTTTAAATAAGTTCTTAGGGTACTCACAGGAGTATCTTATAGAGCGTAAGCTCAAACAAAAAGGAGTCCAAATGGGCGAAGTTAAAAAAGTCAGATACATAATCGAGATCGAGGCTGACATCGAAGGCGAAGTGGATAAGTTACGTGAAGTATGTTCTGCTGCTATTGAAGGAGCTGAAGTAAACATCACTGATATTATCGGTGTAGAAAGCGCGACGGCTAAACTTGTCAAGGCTACACAGTTGATTGAAGAAGATCTTGATCTTGAAGCTGCAAAGAACCCATTAGAGGTTTAAGCAATAAATAAAAAAGGGTTCAAATGCGTTTACATGACGAAATAACTAAACTGATATTTGCCGCACTATTGGCAATCAACCCAAAGGCCACAGTTAAAGACTTGGCTATGTATCTTAACGATCACAAGGCGCTGTAGTGATACAGCTAAACCTAGACCCGAAGCAATACAGGCAGATACTTGCTGCCTTGAAAAAAGATAAGAAGTATAAAAAGCTGTTAAGTGAAATAGATATTAGCAAGTAACTCAGATAGCGAAAAAGGGTTCAAACTTAAAACGCTACCTGATGAGGGTGTGTATAAACACGGAAAGATTATAACATAATTATGTTTTTTATGGTATACTATTGTCAAGCTTTTAAAGAAGTAAGGGCAAAGGGTCAGTCGAATACCTGCTAACCCCTTGCTTCTTTAAGGGCTTAATGAGTTGGCGAAATTCGACACTTCTTCTAACTCCCCTTAAATATCAATGTCGGAAAGCAATAGCATGAACAATGCATTTAGATACTACGGGAAACCACTTCCTTCAAACTTAGAAAAAGAGGCTTTAATTATACAAGATATGTATAAATTAAATGATCTTCAATTGTCAGGGCTGTTGAATATACATGACTTCTTCAAGAGGGTCGTGCTGTTTGATTGTAGCCCGTACAGCCTTGAACTTGTTGTATACAGATACGGGTCCGAAAGCGGAAAGAAAGAAGAAGTAAGCAGAAATAAATTACCGGTAAAAACAATAAAGTTTTTTGATGATGCTTATGATAAATGTGTAGATGGCGGAAAGCACTTTGCAGATGATATCGGACATAAGTATTTTCAGCGATTTGCAATAAAAGTTCTAAACGATATAAGCCATTTAACTGACTATGTAAACTTGGGTGTTATTGAGCAGATCAACACTAGTGCAGCTAAAGTAATTGAGTTCAGATCATGAGAGATGGATTTATTTTTTATGCTTCTTTTCATGAGGCAATTTCACAGCTTGATGATGAAAACCAACTGACTTTATACAAAGCACTAGTAACCTATGGTTTGACAGGTGAAGAACCAGTGCTTTCAGGTATTGCAAAGGCCATGTTTACGCTGATTAAGCCACAATTAGATGCAAACCAAAAACGCTATGAAAATGGCAAAAAAGGTGGCCGCCCTAAAACCGAAACAAAACCGAAACAAAACCAAAATGAAACCAAACACGAACCTAAAGAGAAAGAGAAAGAGAAAGAGAAAGAGAAAGTAAAAGAGAATGATAAAGAAAAGGCTTTTTCGTTTAACCTCTCAAAAGCCATGCAATATAATTCTTTATCTAAATCTTATCAAGATAAACTATACGGCTATGCAGTTGTAAAAGATGGGGCCTATCAACTACAAAGCTTTATAGACCACAACTTATCAAAAGGCGGTACGTTCAAAGACTGGTCAAGAGGCTATAATACTTGGATTAAAAACTCTATTGATTTTAGCAAGGGCTCTTATAATCCTGAAACATACAGGAAGGTAATGACCAATCATCCAGATTATGAGGCCGTATATGTACCTTATGGGCAAAATAAAGTGTTCAGCGAGGAATTCGATTACATTTGTGATTTTGACGTTAGAGAGCAAGTAGAGGTGGTTACAGGGAATGAGCCAACTTATAACCCTGGAAGAGATATAATTTCAAAGATTAGAGGCACTAACTAATGAAACATTTTACAACACTAGACCTGATAGAAACAATCCAAGATAAAAAGCTTCTGCATCAGACAATATCATTTGTCAGGAACAGAATAGCACCCGTAGCAATGCAGCAGATACGTGTGAAGTACAAAACAGACGGCAGCACGATAATCAAGCCGTACACAACTTATACGATCGCTATGGCGCTTAGAACGATTGAGAGGCTATTCAGAGAAGACACAGGACGATACAGAAAGCACCACGATCAATGGTCCAATATGCGAGAAGTGTTTGAACTGCTGAAGCAAAAGCAAGCTGTGAAGCGTGGTGTTAAGGTGTGGGATGCAAATTTAGAGAAAAGAAAGGTGTTGGTATGAAAAGAACGTATGAATTTTTATCTAAACATTGTGATGATAAAATAAAGTTAGCGTTAAGAAATTCAAGCAATGGATATGGAGATTTTTTTGAGGAATTAAAAGTTATCCATAACAGTGAAGAGATAGCGTTAATAACAATATATAGCGAGTTTTTAAGAGAAGACTTGAAGTATCTTAATACTATTGATGATTTTTACAAGCTATATGAGGATCAAAAAAGTAATATTGATATTAGTTTTTTGGTTATGTGCGATTGGCTTAGTGAATAAGATGACCGCATTCTACAAAGGCCGTGCCGTACAAAGAGTAGACGAAATACTAATAGACGGCAAGAAGTACACAGAAGCAGAACTTAAACAAATGATAAAGGATAGGAAATGAAAAGCGGATATTTAATCGAGACACACGAATCAGGCAGGTTCATTGTTTGGAGACTTACAGCAGACAACAAGTACCGACAAGGATCATACGACACATACGAAAAAGCATTTGAGCGGATGAGTCAGAGTCAGGCGCTTGTGGCATAAGTTTAGATTTATGTTAGGTGGTGTATACTTATTTTGTTACAGCAACAAGAAAAAGTTCCTGCGTAGAGTCATGAATCTGCGTAGGTCAATGAGCCTTTATAAAGTAGCGGTTTTCGTCACGTCTCCGCTACGTTATAAGAGCTTATCCTACGGATTGGTTAAAAGACGTGACACTCTTTCTTAACTACTCTTAAATAAAATCAGTCGAAAGCAAATGTTATGAAACACATAGCAATCAAAAAGCAAATACTTAACGGCTCGGAAGTTAATTCAGTAAGCGGACGTGACTTACACGCAAACCTTGGAGTAAAGAAAGCGTTTACAACATGGATAACTTCTGCACTTGATACAATGGGGTCAGTAGACGGTGAAGACTTCCTTAAACTAAAGTCTTCCTTAAAGGGAAGTGGGTATCAGTGGGATTATATTCTAACTATTGATCTTGCAAAGCACATTTCCATGATGAGTAAAGTTCCAGCCGGCAAAGAGATGAGACAGTATTTTATAGACGTTGAAACACAATACAACAAAAACGCTATAAAGTCTCTAGAAGACCATAAGCATAAAATACACGCACTTCTTGAATATACCGATAAGATGGGTGAAGTTGTCACAGAACATGATAAGCGTATAAATAACCTTGAAAATAATACACGTATCGAAGCATGGCAGCAGAAGGTTTTGCTAGACACAAAAAATACAAAGCTTTACCAACTTGCTAACGGAAACGAAAAACTAGCCAATAAGCTACATTCAGCAATATGGAGAAAGTTTAAAAACAGATTCCATATTCCAAGATATGATGCTTTAACTTCAGGCAAGTACGAAGAGGCGCTCAACTACTTAAACAACCTTACTATTGATATGGTGGTGTGATGTGAAGCAACCAACAGAAAGCGAAGAACAGAAAGCACTATGCCAGTATCTTACTTTCATAGGCGTGACTTTCTACGCTGTACCAAACGGAACTTTTCTAAGCGGTACACCATTGCAACGGGCAAAACAAATGAACCGATTGAAAGCCGAAGGGCTAAAGCCTGGAGTGCCTGACATGGTTTGTTTATTTGAAGGTGGCATAAGCGTTTATATCGAGATGAAGCGTAAAGACGGTGGCACAGTAAGTAAAGAGCAGAAAGAGTGGCTAGAGCGCTTAAGAGTGCTTGGATTTAGTGCTTATGTATGCAAAGGCGCAAAAGAAGCTATTGATGTTGTGCAGAAGTATCTTCCGGATAGTAAAAAGAAGATCAACGTTAAGCAAGGGAGTCTTATTTAATGTGGAAGCCTAGAGAAAAGAAATGTAAGCTGCGAGACGATACACCTAAACGCTTCAGCAAAGCAGACTATAAAGCATACCAAGACTATATAAGATCAATAGGTGTATGCCAGGTGTGCGAAGTGTCTACAAATTTAGACGCTCCCCACCATACGAAACAAGGCTTAGGAAACAAAGACGATAGAAGTCTTATATGTATCTGTGTTGAGTGCCATGCAGAGATACACACATTAGGGTTTAGCAGTTTGGATAAAACACGGGCCGAGCTTGAAGAAATCGGACTAAAGAATTGGAAGGAATATAAATGCGAATAGGTGCATTGACTTATTAATACTGACAAGGTATAATTAGACAAGAAAGGATAATCATGTCAAGAACTACACACGGGCTATCATATTCAAGAATATATAAAATATACAAAGATATGATGGGAAGATGTTATAAAGAGAAAGATACTACATATAAAAACTATGGGGCATTAGGCATTACTGTTTGTGATGAGTGGAAAAATGACAGAATTAAGTTCTTTGATTGGGCTTTTAAAAATGGGTACTCCGATGATCTTTCTATTGATAGAATAGATGGGCTTGGCAACTACGAGCCAAATAATTGTAGGTGGACAACAAAAACAGTACAAAGTAGAAATATGCCGAGACAAAAAAAATGTGTTAGCGGTATTCGTGGTGTATCTTTAGCAAGACAATGGGAAGACGAGCATTGGAGAGCAACTATCACGATCAATAACAAATCAAAGACAATAGGATATGCTAAAACAAAAAAAGAGGCTGCAATGCTTAGAAACAAGTTTATAGAAGACAACAACTTAGAACACATAAAAAGTGAGATACCAAATGAGTAGTTTAAGCTTAATATCATTATTTGCAGGAATCGGTGCTGTAGAGATGGGCGCATACAGGGTATATGATGATGTAAACATAGTTGCAGCAGCAGAGATAGACAAATATGCAAGAATTTCTTATATGGCAAATCATAAAATAAAAGAAGAATCTTTTTATAATGATGTGAAGATATTAGATGGAAGCAAATACAAAGGATTGGTAGATTGCGTGTCGTTTGGTTTTCCTTGCCAGGACTATTCGATAGCAGGCAAAAGAGCAGGTCTTGAAGGGCAAAGAGGAACATTATTCTATGAAGGTGCGAGGATCGTTAAAGAGTCACAACCTGAGTTCTTTATAGCTGAGAACGTAAAAGGTCTTTTGTCTTCAAATAGTGGCAAAGATTTTAAAACAATCATGGACATTTTAAGAGATGAACTTGGATACTTCTGTCATAATGCAGTTTTAAACACTAAAGACTACGGAGTGCCACAAAACAGAGAACGTGTTTACATCGTAGGTTTTAAAGATCACGAATTGTATCACCGGTTTCAAT